TAATGGCACTGCAACAGTCAATATTGATACAGAGGTTGGAATGACAGAAGGAACATTTGTAGCGTTAAATACAGAGGTTCAATGCTTCACTACAAACGAAACAGACTGGGATGCAGTTAAAGGTAGCGTGTCAGGAAATACATTAACTATAAATTGTCAAAACTCATCATCAACAGCAACAGTTTCTTGGTTAGTAATTGGTGAAAGACATGACCAACACATGAAGGATACTAATTGGACTGATAGCAACGGTAAAGTAATTGTAGAACCCAAAAAAACTTAAAGGATAAAAAACGTGGCAATAACAAAAGTAACACGCGAACTACTATCGACAGGAATAGATGACAACTCTAATGCAACTGCGATTACTATAGATTCTAGTGAAGATGTAACTCTTGCTGGACATTTATCATTTGCAGACAGTAAAAATGCTAAATTTGGTGCTGGCTCAGATTTACAAATTTATCACAATGGAAGCCATAGCTACATATCAGATCAAGGCACTGGAAATCTACACATATTGACGAATCATTTAAGTGTCCACAATGCTGCTGACGATGCAATAATATTCCACGCTAATGAGGCTGGTCATGTAATTATGCCAAATCAACCATGTTTCAGTGCGCCTGCAAGTTACACTAATATACCACTTGCAACTACAACTCAAGTAACTTTAGGCACTGAAAGATTTGATAATGGTAGTGATCTATCTGGAAACGTTTTTACTGCGCCTATTGGTGGGAAATACTTATTTACTTATATTTTCTATTTTTCTTCATTAGATGCTGACCACACTACTCTTGATGCAACTATTAAAACAAGTAATACACAATATCAACAAACTGTTAAACCTAGTGTATTTATGAACTCTGATGGAAATTTTAGTCTTACTGGCTCAATGATATGTGACATGGATGCAAATGATACTTTTCACATGAATGTATATGTATCTGCAGGCGCGGCACAAACCGACATACACGGAGATTCACACGTTAGTGGGTGTCTATTAGCATAACGAAATAATTAACCTTAAAAGGGGTAAATACAATGGCAAAATTAACAATAACAATAGAAGTAGATGACACAAATCAAAAGTGTCTTTTAAACGATATAACAAACATTAATGAGTGGGCGCAAGCTGCTATGACTGGAAAAATTAATGCTTGTTGGAAGCGTATGCAAAACGAGTGGACAACTAAATTGATGAATGATGAAAGTTTTACAGACGCTATACCAAGTAACAAAGCAGACTTTGTAACCCTTGTAACAGCAAGATCAGATTATAAAACTAGAGCAGAACGTGATGCTGCTTCTGGTACACCTTAAGCTATAGGAGTAATAAAATTGGCACTTCAAAGTAGTGGAGCAATCTCCATGTCTCAAATCGGAACAGAACTCAGTAACGCAAGTAGAAGCCTAAGAACCTTGTCTGCTGCTGCTGGCTTTTCTACACCAGATTCGATGTCTGATTTTTACGGATACAGTTCAGGTAGTTTTAATTGGAATAACATCAGTGCATCAACTAATGATGCTTTTGTGAATACCAATACTACAACCACGAATATTGGATCTACAATTACTTTAAGATTTAATTTAACTAAATCAGGTAACGATGCAAACCAGTACATCGTAATCTACAAAAATGGTGCAAGCCAAGTCCAACTGACTTCAGGTAACACAGATTTAACTGGTGTTACATCAAGCGATACATTCTATGCTGCTGTCTACAATTCCGTTGAAGAAACTTTTACTGGAACGATAACCATAACGGATCAAACGAATACGACTCAGTTAGATACTGCCACTATTAGTTTTTACCGGGAGCCATAGATGACTACTGATAATAAAGAAGCAATAGATATATTAGCCGGAGGAGTTGGTATTATGAGTTGGGCCAATGTGCTGCCAAACATTGCAGCTATATTTACGATAATTTGGTTAGGCATAAGAATAATCGAATCAGACACAAGTAAACAAACATACAAATTCCTCAAGAGGAGATATGCAGAATGGACCTCAAAGCCTTAACAGAACAACTCAAAATTCATGAGGGGTTCCGCAATCACGTATACCAATGTTCAATGGGACACGACACAATTGCGTATGGTCACTTAGTCAGCAAAGGTGTATCAAAAGCTGTAGGTGAACTCATTCTCCAAGAAGATATCCAGGAAGCCATTGACGAAGTAAAACGCAATATTGGATTCTTCGAGGATCTACCAGGAAAAGCACAAGAAGCAATTGTTAACATGAGTTTTAACTTGGGCATTAGTAGACTGATGCAGTTTAAGAAAATGCTCATGCATCTTCGAGACAGGAACTTCAGTAAAGCAGCAGACGAAGTTTTAAACTCCAGGTATGCCACTCAAGTAGGCAAAAGAGCGATGGACGTGGCTACAATGATAAAAGAGTGTGAGAAGGATGGATGAATTTATTGTCCTGGTTAATGAAGTAGGTTTTCCTATTTTAGCTAGTGCAGGTTTAGCGTATTTCATTTGGTTCCTCATAGGTAAGATCGTCAACAATATGTTAGAAAAAATCGATATGTTAGATGACAAACTACAAACCATTATTAATAGCACCGAAGAACGATTGTCTAGCAAACTGGATTCACAGCATGGAATCATTATTGCGCTCGTGGATCGTGTAAGAAGCCTTGATTGTGAAGTCCTAAGAATTTCGGTGTTACTTAAGATAATCAATAAAATACCTGAAACTGTAGATGTGGATAGATTAGATAAAACAAGTAAAAAGAACCAGAGGAAAGATTAAATGTCATTAGCAGAAAGTATTACTGGAATAGCCGGAACTGTCCTGGACAAATTCGTAGAGGACAAGGACCTAAAAGCAAAACTACAACATGAAATGAATATGCAACTGCATAATGCAAACCTGGCCCAGATCGAACTCAATAAAAATGATGCGCAAGGAAACTGGTTTCAGTCATCTTGGAGACCACTTACAGGATATGTTTGTGTCTTAGGTTTTGGTGTTAATTTCTTAGTGAGTCCAATAGCTGCCGGATTTGGTGTAGTAATTCCTCAAGCAGATACATCTACTATGATGCCAGTATTGATGGGTTTGCTTGGGCTTGGTGGCCTCAGATCATTTGAGAAAACAAAAGGAGTCGAAGGTAAATAGCTATATATCAATAACTTACATTATCTATATAATACTGTAGTTTAACCAGGTAACTATTGATAAATCCGTTGCGATTTAACCAGGACCCAAAAACAACAAAAAATAACGTAAGCCGAGATGCGAAGCTGCGAGAAATCTTTCTGAATTACTCAATATTTTCTGATCGGTGTTTTTTTTATCAAATTGTTTTGTTTACACCCTTATCCAAAAGCTAGACATTTTGTCCTGAAGAATATATCCTTTGAGATATGGAGATTGTGAGTTTCACCCAAAAAGGCAGGTTTTTAGCACAACGGACTTAAAATCCGTTGAGATAACTCTCGTGTGGGTTCGAGTCCCACCCCGGGCACCACTAAAAATCGCAAAGGATTGACACTCATTTTCTCCTGGAAATTTTAACAACAGGAGAGAAACAGTGAGTATATATAAACAAGAAAAAGTAGTAAAAAACACTTTGTGTACACCCTATAGGAATAATTCTTCTAAAGGAGTCACAAATATGAACATTGGTTATGTCCGTAGACAAAAGCAAATAAACACAGATCAGTTATTGATCAATTTCTACAATGAGTATTGGACTGGACTAAAAACAGTCAAAGAGTTGTGTGATAAACACAATATTGATCCTGAGACTTGCAATGAGTTCATCAATAGAGGTCGTGAGTTAAACAACATCGATGGGAGGGCAATCTAATGAAAATGATCAAATATGTTATGAGAAATCTCGGTAATAATGCGCTAAGAAACAATAAACAGTTTGATACTTTAGATGAAGCTGTTTTGTTTGCAAAGGGTAGTAATTGCTGGATTGATGAAGTCGAAGTAAGATCAGATGGTTACTTCAAAAGCACAGAAAAAGTCCGTAAGGTAATAATTACTAATACACCCGAAGAAATATTCACACAATCAACCATCGTCTATTTCGACAGACACGAGTTTGATCTTGAAGGTTATGGTTATCGTATTAATGGTGAGTTTGTTGAAATACATCAAAGCGAGTTACCAAGGTTAAAAGAAAAATTAGGTGACGATGTATTCAATAGTGCCATGCAAGTTGGTAAAGATTATGGTGTTGACACTATCATTTTTACTGAGGATGACTTTGAAGAAAATGCTAATCCTTGGACTTTGGCTTATGAACAATTCTGTCAAGAGTCAGACAATAAAAATAAGGAGGGCAATCTAATGGATGTATCAAAATTAAAAATAGGCGATAGAGTAGAATTTGCAGAAGATACTTTTGCACAAGTAACTAACTATGAAACTGATATCTCTAAACAACAAGGAACAGTAGTTAACTTTAGTATTAATACAGGTGATCCAAAAATTAATACTCATGTTTGGATTGAACTAGATGAACCCAATGAGCATTTCAATTGTGATGAATGGGGTAATGCTGTTGAGTTTAATTTATTTGAAGATGGTATCCACGATGGTGGAACTTCTGTTAATTACTTAAAAAGAGCAAAACTCCTACTAACTGATAAACCAAGCATTACTATTAATAAAATTGTTGTGGTAGAGGAATATGGATCAGCATATACAATTCATGAAGGTGCTTTTCTTTTTACACCTATTGGTGAGTATAACCAAATTTATTACACAACCAATCCATATGAAGGTGGCAATGTTTATGATGAGTGGAGTGAAGTTGATCGCTCCAATGCTGATGAGCATATCGATTATGATGCGATTCTTAAAGCATTAGACTATAAGGAGAGCGAATAATGTTGAAAAACTATAAATTAAGGAAAAGGACATTACAGGATTTGAAGGATATTATTTGTGACTTGATAGATGATATAAATGATTCTCAATGTGAGCATAATAAATCAAGGTTTAGTTATTGTAGAAATGAGTTCAACACTAAAACTATGCACAAATTAATCGGCATGGCGGTGAGTGAATATAGCGACAGAATAACTCAATCGTATGGTGAAGAATTGCAACACAATAAAAGAATTTATCTTAAATATGCCAATCATGCTGAAAACTTGCACTACGCTATAAAACAATATAAAGAAGAATTTGAAATAGCGCATGAGTTTACACTCACCCCTAATTGGTGCTGTAAAGATATGGAGGAGGGCAAATAATGTATACAGTAATTGATTTCGTTCACGAATATGGCAAATACATTTGGAGTGAAGGCACAAAAAAACATTGGATTGATTCAGTGAAGAAGATGCAAAGGTTTTCTGAGTTCTCAGATTTCAATACAAAACCTATGGATTCATACAAAGCATCTGACATCAAAGATTTTTTCCATAGTCTAAGAGAATCAGGCTTATCTGACTCAACGATTAATCGGTATGCATCTGCAATTAGTAGTACATTTGTATTTGCTGTTGATGAAAAAGTCATACAAAAGTATGACAAGCCATCTATCAAGTGGAAAAAAGCACCACCAGAATCAAGACCTCATTATTTTAGTTTTGAGGAAATCGCATTGATCAATGAGAAACTGGCAAACCACCCAAAGAATCCTTGGATGGCAGATTACTTTGAGATTGCAATAGCAACTGGTATGAGAAGAGGTGAGATTATGTCTATTGGTCGTGATCCAGAAACCATAGACAGAGATACTACTTATGGTGTTGTAAATCACAAAAAGAAAACTGTAATGCTATACAGAACGAAAAATGGTAGTAATCGTGAAGTCGATATGTCTGCTTGTTGGCACAATATCAAGAACCTAAAGTTTGAACCAGGTTACTTTTATACTGATCATGGTTTCTACACAACATGGCGAGAAGTAGCAAAAGAGATTTGTGGTGAGGACAAAATCAAACTTAAAAACTTTGTCTTCCATGTAGCACGACATACTGCCGCCTCAATAATGATAAACACCATGAATCTACCCACGATTAAAGTGCAAAAGAAACTTGGTCATACATCCATAAACACGACTGCAAAGTATGTTCATGTAGAAGGTGATATAGATGTAAGAAGAGAAGAGTCTAAAGCACTCCATAATCTATGTTTTTCTAGTAAGAAAACAACAAGACAAGCGGAGGTGGCATAATGAAAACTAACATCTCTATAGAATTGTCTGATCAACAAAGAAATAAACTCAGCAACATACTTACAAAAAAGCAGACAAAGAAATTAGCTACAAGGAAAGATGTAAACATGATAGCTAAACTATTGTTTGCTTCATTACTGTCACAAGATCAATCTAATGATGATTGTGAGTTTTGTAAGGTGATTGAGGATCTACCATGGACTGTAATGCATAAAGATGAAGTTATGGAAGTGTATGGATGGGAAGAAGACGGTAAAAAAGGTATTGAAATCTGGAGACAAGAAAGGAGGGCAGTATAATGACTTTTCGTATTCCTAACCTACCAACATTCGATGGTGTTGATATCCTGGTCCGTAAAACTGCGCAAGATTCAGTAGAACTATCTTTGGCCAAACTTGATGATGTAATGAGTGATTTAGTTCCCATATTGCATCACGAGACCTATGGTAAAGAACTTCTGATGCATGACAACCGACTAAAACATTCTGCAATTCGTCTTCGAGAAGTAGCTGATGCACTCGAAGATTTGAACAAAAGAATTAACAGTAGTATAAATATACAAGTGGACTAAATTGACACGAGGAGGACAATTATGATCCCACTTACATTCGGAGAACATTTCAAAAAGGGGAGTAACAATGCAATACAAACACAATCTACATAAACGATTGCAAATGCTCAGAGAACGTCAGCAACTAACTTGTAGGAAGCTAGGCGAAATTCTTGGAGTTGGTGAGTCTATCGTTGCTAAATGGTGTAATGGCAAACGTGTACCTTCCAGGAGAAACCTGAAAAAGATATGCGATTATTTTAAAGTAGAACCAGCCTGGTTAATCTATGGCATCGACAGTGATGCACCAGTTTTAAAAGAAGGTTCTGCTGTATCGGAAACACTCGCTGTTGATGCTGAGTTGGCATTCAATGAACTTAATACTGAAAATCAAAAAGCAGTATTAGCCTTCACTAAAGTTTTGCTTTCAAAACAAAAGCAAGACACAAATGGAGGATGTGTTAATGGAGATTAAAAATAAAAAACACGTTGCTGATGCAATGGTTTATTTTGATGAATTGGTAGCTGAGTTTGTAGCATTAAATTGTGATCCTTTACTTGTAAACCGAGGTAGATGCATCTACATGACACCGAGGGCAATACAGAGAGTTAAAGTAGCCTACCAATCTGAACCGAAACCTTACTTGGAAAAGATGTGTCGCAGCGACTTAACTGTTGCAGTAATGGAGTGGATGAAAACCAGAGTCTCTTATAACGAATCTCAAGAATACCCAGCACTTGAAATAATCAATTGGTTCGTTTGGCAAGAAGTTGGTACTGTTCACGTCTATCTAATATTACAAGAAGATGCACTTTATGATGTCGTGCCAGCAGATATAAACAAGGCAGTAATACATTGGGCAAAATGTGCAGGACGTTTTATGGATGCTACTCGTTATCCAAAACTGAGGTGCTATTTCGATACGAAGACGGAAGAGAATGTCTACTTTTCTTCAGACAGTGCTGTATTAAATATTATAAGTGATCGTGTTACTGAGTTATTTGGCGACATACAAGTCCAACAAAACAGCATTGAATACAAAGTTTACAATGGTGAACAGGACTACGGTAAATATAACAAAATTACTCTAGAAGACCATCAAGAAAGCATTTTAGACACTGTAAACAAAACGATATAGAACACTAGAAAACCTGACACTTAGTAACATTAGGTGTTAGGTATTTCTATACCTATAGACTGGACAAATTGGAGTCAAACAAGACTTTTGTGTACACCCTATAGGTAATCCCAAGTAAAGGAGACATAGGTATGAAAGACGTGAATCTTATTGAAGAGATTACTAGAGAACAAAAGATGTTCTCAGAAGGAAACCAACGGTATAAAGACAGAGTAGAGAAGAACAAAACTACTTCAACTCAAAAACACCCTCACAACATAATATCTAAAGCATTACCTAGAGTGGCTAAAGCACTAAAGGTATTCATAAGTGACGAATTGAATAAATCTTCAGGTAGAAGGTATTCGTGGATAGAAGATATTAAAACTATAGATACTGATATCTTAGGTTTTATAGGTTTGAACTGTTGTATGGATGCAGTAGCAATGAACCAAAGTTTTACTACTTGTATTACCAAGATAGGACTTAGGATAGAACTTGAAGTCTGGGCCAATGGACTTCGAGACAAAGATAAGGCATTGGCTAAAAGAATTGAAAGCCAGGTAATCAAAAGCCACTCAAGTGAACGCTATCGAATTAAGGCAGCAAGGATCATTGCATTCAAAGAAGGCTATGTTCAAGAGAAGTGGACTGATGAACGAAAAGTCAAAGCCGGTTCACCAGTAATCAATGCAATCATGGAGCATTCCAAAGTATTCGATACCTGGTTACAAAGAACAAAAAGTAACAACACAGTTAAGAAGGTCGGATTGACTACTGAAGCATCTGCCTTGTTAGCCAAATTAGAATACGAAGATTCTTGGGCAGAACCCATGTTACAACCCATGATTATTCCTCCCAAAGATTGGGATTCCACGTCTACCGGATGTTATTACGATGAAGTGACTGCCAGTCATGTTCCATTGATTAGGAAGAACCCATCGAACACGAGTGCCTGGAAGAACCAAAATAAAACTGTCATACATCAAATTAAAAATGAGAATGAATTACCAGAGTACATTGAAGCATTGAATATGTTGCAAAGTACAAAGTTGGTTATCAATGAACACGTGGTAGAAGCAATTACCTGGTGCTGGGAAAACAATAAACACTTAGGCAAGTTCCCAATCAAAGAATACTTACCGAACTTAAAACGTCCAGACGATTGGGATGATATGTCTCAATTTGATAAGAAAGGATGGACCATCGATGCCAGGAACATTCGTGAGAAGAACCGAGAGATTGATGGTGCCAGGGCAGTGATGGCCCAGGATCTAAAATGTGCTGAAGACTTAGCACAATATGATGAATTTTATATGCCCTGGAATTTCGATTTTAGAGGCAGAGTCTACCCGGTAACACACTTTTGCTACCATCGTGATGATCACGTCAAAGCTATGTTCATGTTTAAGAACACTTGTAAACTAGATGAAGATTCAAAGTATTGGTTAGCAATTCACATAGCTAACGTAGGTGATTACGATAAGATATCGAAGCAACCCTTTAGTGAAAGAGTGAAGTGGGTATTAGAGAACGAAGAAAAGATACTGGATGTGGGCCAGGACTATGAGAAGAGTTTTGACTGGTGGTCACAAGCCGACAAACCGTTCCAGTTTTTAGCAGCTTGTCGTGAGTATTTCTTGGCAACCATCAACCCCGATTATGAAACTGGTTTACCAATATCTTTAGATGCAACCAACAGTGGTACACAACATTATGCTGCTGCCAGTCTGGATGCTAAAGAAGGATACATGGTTAACCTGGTGCCAACAGATTCACCGCAAGACATTTATCAACGTGTGGCCGATAACGTCAACAAAGCACTAGAAAAAGATAAAGATAATCCATTAGCTAAAACCTGGTTAAAGTATGGTGTTGGTCGTTCTGAAGTAAAACGAAATACCATGACTTACTCATACTCGTCTAAAGCATTCGGTATGAAAGAACAACTAATGGAAGACTTGATGAAGCCATTGCAAAAAGATGTCGATAGAAAGATACGCAAGGTTCATCCATTCGGTGATTCTAAAGAACAAAGTCAGGCAGCAACTTACCTGGCCAACATCAACTACAAGGTAATCAAAGATTTAATTAAGAGTGCTGAAGGTGGTATGCAGTTTTTCCAGGCTATTGCCGGAATACTTGCAGACCAGGGCAAAGAGATTTCCTGGACCACACCAGTAGGATTTCCTGTCGTGCAAAAGTATTGCCAATGGAAGTCAAAGAAAATCAGACCGTTCCTTTATGATCGTGCTGCCAATGTCTACAAAAGATCACAAGTATCAATTCGAGAGAAGGATGAATACCGGGTAAACAAGAGAAAGAATAAAGCAGCTATCAGTCCTAATGTGATTCACAGTATGGATGCTGCCCATTTACTTAAAACAATTATTACTGGCAAAGACAATGGCATAAAAGACTTTTGTGTCATACACGATTCTTTTGCTACTTTGCCATGCGATACCTGGATGCTATTCCATTGCATCAGAAGAAGTTTTATTGAGATGTATAAAGACTGGTGTATGTATGAAGACTTCTTATTTCAAACTAAACAACAAATGAAGAACCCAAGTGATCCAAATATCAAAGATATACCCAAGAAGGGTAACTTAGATTTGGAGAGCATCATGGAGTCTGACTATTGTTTTTCATGACTAACAACACGACAAATTGTCCAGAGTAGGTAAATTATGTATCACAGAGAAAAGGTGTTGGAGTTGTGTGAACTCTCATTACGAAAGGGTGAACCCATTCCAAAGCCACTGATCGTTGCAGCTAAACGATTGGGAATACGTCTACCGGAAGGTAGGAATTTAAACAAGCAAACTAAAGAGGAGACAGACAGTGGCACAAAAAGTTAAATTTGTATCACCACAAGGTCGAGCCAAGTATCCCTGGTTAAATAAACCAGACACTCAGTTTAATCCTGAAGGTGTTTATAAAACGTCACTCATTCTTGAGGATTCCAAAGCATTCATTAAGCAGATACAAGATATTGCTAAAGAAGAATTTGGACCAAAAGCAAAAACCAAACTTCCATTCGATACTGATGAAGAAACTGGTGAAACTTTCATAAAAGTAAAAAGCAAGTATCAACCTAAGTTCTATGATTCAACTGGCCAGATATTGACTGGTAGCCAGGTGCCCAACTTATGGGGTGGATCAGTTATGAAAGTAGGTGGTTTTATTACTACGTATCAAGTGTCAGGTCAGAAGGGCATATCTCTACAGCTAACTAAAGTACAAATCATTGAGCCAGTAACTTCTGGTGATGATTCAGGCTTCGATTCTGTCGAAGGTGGTTTTGTAGCAACTGAAGAGGATAGCTTCGATGACGTTCCAACTGAGAAAGTGGCACAAGGACACGAGGAAGAAGCGGACCGCTTCTGAACGTGGTGTTCGATATGGATACAGGTCAGGACTTGAGAAACAGATTGCTTCTCAACTTAAAAGTAAAAAGTTACCGGTCATCTATGAGACAGATAGGATTGCATACGAGATACCTTCGAGACAATCCAAATACAAACCTGATTTTAAGCTAACAAAATCTGATGGTGGTGTTTTCTACATAGAAACGAAAGGTATGTTCACTGTTGCCGATAGACAAAAGCATTGTCTTATTAAAAAGCAACATCCTGATATTGATATCCGATTCGTATTCAGTAATCAAAACAACAAATTGTATAAGGGCAGCAAAACAACTTATGCATCTTGGTGTTGTAAGAACGGTTTCCAGTTTGCACACAAATGGATACCCGATGAATGGTTAGCTGAATGTATTAGTTAAGGCGAGCAAAGGCACTCCTATTCCCCCGGTAGGAGTGTCTTTTTTACAAGGAGATAATCGTGGCAGCAGTAGAGAAACCAACTGATGACGGTTCAGGGAGTCAATTCATATCACACATACCTTGCGAGCATTGTGGATCAAAAGACAATGCAGCTTTATATACAGATCATACCTATTGCTTCGGATGTAAAACACATACACCAGGCGATGGTACACAACATAAAATTATGGATGCACCAGAATTACCCAAGACTTTGATTGATGGCCACTACAGTGCACTGCCAGTCAGAGCATTAACAGAAGAAACTTGTCGTAAGTTTGATTACAGAATCAGTAAGTATAAAAAGTCACCTGTCCAGGTAGCCAACTATCGTGATACCAACGGTTCGATAGTGGCACAAAAGATACGTGATGCAGATAAGAACTTCAGTATCTTAGGCGATGCCAAAAAGATGACACTGTATGGCCAACACTTATGGAACAGTGGAAAGAAGTTAGTTGTCTGCGAAGGTGAGATTGATGCCATGAGTGTTAGCCAGGTGCAGAATCACAAGTGGGCAACAGTCAGTCTTCCTAATGGCTGCCAAAGTGGTAAGAAGTCATTAGTAAAAGCCTGGGATTATCTACAACAGTTTGAAGAGATCATTCTGTTTTTTGACCAGGATGAAGCTGGGCAACAAGCAGCAAAAGAATGTGCCGAAGCATTACCCATTGGTAAAGCTAAGATTGCAAAGTTGTCATACAAAGATGCCAATGAAGCATTAGTGGCCAATCAACCACAAGCAATTATCAATGCAATATGGCAAGCAAAAGAATATAGACCAGATGGCATTGTGTCTTCCAATGATCTTAGATCGATCATAAGTGAACACGATGTTGCATCGACCATAACTTATCCCTGGTCCAAACTGAATGACCTCACAAGAGGTATTAGGCCAGGTGAACTTGTAACTCTATGTGCCGGAAGTGGTGTAGGTAAAAGCACCATGATAAGAGAACTGGCATACCACCTACATAAGAACGGATCGACTGTCGGTTTACTTATGTTAGAGGAATCCAACAAAAGAACACTACAAGGTTTAGTTGGACTTGAGTTACGTAAGAACATAACGATTGATCCAGAAGCAGCGACTAAAGAAGAAATCGAAGGTGGCTTCGATGCATTGTTTGGCGATAAACCTATCTATTTATTTGATCACTTCGGATCAACTGCCTTGGACATAATCGTCAATCGTATTCAATACATGGTGAGAGGTATGGGATGCACTCATGTGTTCCTGGACCACATCAGTATTTTAGTAAGTGGACTGACAGGCAAAGTAGCTGATGAAAGAAGATTGATCGATGACATCATGACTACACTCAGAAAGTTAGTCCAAGAATTAAACATAGGTTTAGTTTTAGTCAGTCACTTAAAACGACCTGCTAACGGTGGAGGTCACGAAGCCGGATCAAAAGTCAGACTCTCAGAATTACGTGGTTCACACTCACTGGCTCAACTAGCCGATATGTGTATTGGACTCCAGGTAGATTCTGAAGAGCCTAATGCAGATAAACGTCAGCTTGTTTTACTCAAGAACCGCTATACAGGTGAAGTAGGTTTTGCTGGCAACGTCAAATACAACCGTCACACAGGCAGACTCATGGATGCCGATAACCCTGAGTGTGACATACCGTTTTAGGGTCCAGGACCCATAGGAAATTTTTATGCGAAAACCAAGGATTGCACATACAAAAGTAGAAAAAAATAAGTTCCATCAAGGCAACAAAATTGATGGCAAACATTACTGGCTTACACCTCCAGATTTAATGCAAGAACTTACAGAAGAATTTGGGTTTACGTTTGATGCTTGTCCATACCCATTGCCTGAGGATTTTGATGGATTGACTTGTGAGTGGGGTGAATCAACTTACGTTAATCCTCCATTCGGTTCAATTATTCACCAAGGCAAAAAGAAAGGACCAACTGCCTGGGCAAGAAAATCTATTGAAGAACATAAGAAAGGCAAAAGAGTTGTCATGGTATTTCCTCTGCATAAATGGGTATTGATGATGCTTGATGCTGGTGCCGAGTTACGTAACTTAGGTGACGTTAGATGGTGTGCAACCGAGGATGGTAAACCTGGTCCAGGTACAGGCAGACACATTGGCTGTTTCATTTTAGATCATGAAAAGGAGTAACCATGTTAAGAGTGTTTGACATTTGTTCAGGCATTGGTGGTTTTAGTCTTGCATTACACGCAACAGGTGGTTTTGAAACTGTTGGATTTTGTGAGTTCGATGAATATTGCCAAAAGATACTGAAAAAGAATTTCCCTGATACACCAATTTTTAATGACTTAAAGGATCTAGCTAAAGATGAAGAAACAATCAGAACTATTCCCGACCACGACCTCATCTGCGGAGGAGTGCCATGTCAAAGTTGGAGTGCCGCAGGTAAACAAAAAGGCACAGAAGATGACCGCCACCTCTGGCCGGCAATGTTTGAAATTGTTAAAGGCAAAGGACCCACTTATGTTGTTGTCGAGAACGTTAATGGTTTCGTCACCTTGGGAGGGGCCGATCTCGTATCAAATGACTTGGAAGCCGAAGGCTACGCTACGGCGGCGTTTATTATTCCAGCTTTATCCACAAAAGCTCCCCACCGAAGGGATCGAGTCTGGATCATCGGGAAAAAAATCCAAGAGTGATACTTGGGCAACTCCAACCACACAAGAGATTGAACATCCTAATGCTGAACTTACTGATACTGGCAGAAGAAAATCTAAAGATGGCAAGAGCAGCCATAGTTTAAATTTAGCCGATCAAGTGAATATGTGGCCAACTCCAACCAGCGACCAACCAGGTGATGGTGAATTTTTAGGAAAATTACAAACTAAGGATGGGAAACCACCACAACGAAATCAAAGAGCATACGATCCCAAAACAGGCAAACACACACAAATAACACTCAACAGAGCAGTGAAGTTGTGGCCAACTCCAAGAGTATCCGATACTGAGGGTGGTGTTGTTAAGAATGTTGAAAAGAAAAATGACTCATATTCCAGAGTCAATAAAAAAGGTGTCAGATTCGGAGTCAAACTAAAAGATGCTGTTGGCTATGAAGAAGATAGAACTTGGCCAACTCCAATTGTTGGAGATGCACACTTGTCCTCTACAAAAGAAGTCGCACAAAAAAGATTGAAGGAAGGAAAAGTAACATTAAGCAGAGCAGTACAATCTGAAACTTGGCCAACTCCAAGCAGCAGAGATTACAAAGGTGGTCATGGAACGATTGTAGAAGAAGATGGTAAATACTACCGGGTTTCTAATACAACTGGCACTAAGTATGGCGCAAGGTTAGATGCACAAGTTGAGAAGATGGAAGCGGATAGAACTTGGCCAACTCCAAGATCATCGGAATGGAAAGATACTGGGCCAGTAGGCTCTAAATCACATACACACATGGATAAGAAAGGGTATTTATGTACAAAAACTAAAGATCCCAATGAGCCTAAAGGTGCACTTAATCCTGATTGGGTGGAATGGTTAATGGGATATGCACCGGGTTATACCAATCCAGAGTATACCGAGCCAATGCAATTAGAAGATCATTTAGGTTTTGAAAGTGAACCAGACATACCCAGAGTAACCACCAGGAAAGAACATCGAGTGAACCGATTGAAGTGTTTAGGCAATTCGATTGTGCCGCAGATTATGTATGAGATTGGCAATGCCATATTGGCTGACTACAACAAGGAGAAATGACATGGTAGGAAAAGGTGATAACTTCCGTCCAGTCCAGGACAAAGAGAAATTTGAATCAGAGTGGGATCGTATCTTTGGTGAAAAAAAGAAAAAAAAGAAAGTTAAGGTTAGAAAGAAAACCCCAAAACACGCTGTCACTCAAGAGCATAAAGATAAAACCAAATACGATAGAAAAGTTGGATGGGATGCCAATGGTTCTCCCATTGGTGACAAGTGAGGCTCGTATTTGATCTTGAGAGTAATGGTTTATTAGATCAGTTAGACACAATCCACTGTATTTCTATTGTGGATTTAGATGCCAAAGAACCAAAAGCACATCTCAGTGCAACACCTCAAGATATACAAACAACCATCAAACTATTAATAGAAGCCGATGAACTCATTGGTCATAACATTATCTGCTTCGATATACCTGCGATACAAAAAGTTTACCCAGGGTTTAAACCTAAAGGTCAAGTCACTGACACTTTAGTTTTGTCCAGGTTAATAAAAGCAGACCTATTTAATGATGACTTTAAGAACCAGTCATTGCCTGATGAATTCCTTAAGAGATTCTATGGCTCACATTCATTAAAAGCCTGGGGTATGAGACTGTCTAATCTTAAAGGTGATTACGATGGTGGATGGGAAAACTATAGCGATGCAATGGGCAAATATTGTAACCAGGATGCACAACTTACAGCAGACTTATACAAACATTTATCTAAAGAAGACTTTAGTGAAACTTCCATTGAACTGGAGCATAACTTAGCTGCTGTCTGTCATGAAGTTGGTAACAATGGATGGACATTCGATTTAGTAAAAGCTGGTGAGTTGTATGGCAAATTGTCACAACGAAGAGCAGACCTAAATAAAGAATTGAGTGAACTGTTTGAACCCTGGGAAATACACACTGAGTTTATACCCAAGGTAAATAACAAAACACTTGGCTATGTTAAAGGCGAACCATTTACTAAAGTAAAAGTCGTTGAGTTCAATCCCAACAGTAGAAAACACATTCACTATTGCCTGGTAAAGAAATACAACTGGAAGCCAACCCAATTTAGTCCATCAGGTGATCCTAAACTTGATGAATCTACATTAGAGAAACTTCCATACCCAGAAGCTAAAAAACTGGCCGAGTCATTCATGATACAAAAACGTATCGCCATGTTAGCTGAAGGTCGAAGTGCCTGGTTAAAACTATGTGATAACGATGGCAAGCTAAGACACACGATTATTCCTAATGGATGTGTGTCAGGAAGAGCATCGCATCGTAATCCAAATTTGGGCCAGGTGACTTCTGCAAGGCTGCCTTATGGCAAGGAATGTCGTGAGTTGTTTACAGTGCCAGCCGGATGGACACTCTTGGGCAGTGACTTGAGTGGTCTTGAAGTTAGGTTACTTGCTCACTTCTTACACCATTATGATAACGGTGAATATGCCAAGCAGATACTCGAAGGTGATATCCATACTTACAATGCCAATGCTTTGGGTATTGAACGTAGCCAGGCTAAGACTTGGCTTTATGCCACGATGTATGGTGGTGGCAATAAGATCATTGGTGAGATCGTAGGTGGTTCAGCTAAAGATGGATCCAGGCTAAAGAAACAATACGATCAAAACGTACCGGCATTTAAACGTCTAAGAGAAGAAGTAAGACGTGCTGCTAAACGTGGTTACATCTTTGGATTAGACCGAAGAAAACTTTATATAAGATCAGAACACAAAGCACTCTCACAACTATTACAGAGTGCCGGTGCAGTCTTATGTAAGCAATGGCTATACCTAGTCTATAAACAAATCAAACAACAACTTAATAACGATGCATACATAGTCGGATGGATTCATGACGAAATCCAGATTGCTTGTAAATCGGAAGGAGTCGCAGAACGTGTCGGACAAATCAGCAAAGAAATGGGATTACTGGCAGGAAATACTTACAACGTGCAAATCCCCATCGAAAGCGAGTATTCCCTGGGATCAACTTGGCATCAAACGCACTGAAGGTAAAGACTACGATGGCTTTGAAACCATGTTGGCATTTTACATTGTCTTAGATAGAGCACAAAGAAACCCATTTCGTATTAAAGGTAGATTCGCCAGAGAAGGTGCACTGCACGTAGCCATATGTGCCAGTGAAGGATTAATAACAGTAAAAGTAGATGACGTGGTATGGACAAACAAGTGGTCCATAACACCAGAAGGGATATCCCTAAAGGAGAAATTGTATGGCTTACTTGAAGAACATTGTGGAGAATACGAAAGCACCGATACTATTCATTGATGCTGACTTATACCTCTATCGGGCAGCCAGTGCTGCTGAAGATGAAACCGATTGGGGTGACGATATCTGGAGTCTGTCTACAGACCTAAAGACAGCAAAAGAAATCTTTACTAACCAGGTAACTGAGTTCCAAGAAAAACTGAATGTAAATACAGTGTATATGTGTTTATCTTCCAGAAATAACTACAGAAAAACCCTATACGAACCTTACAAAAGTAGTCGTAAGAAAACACGTAAACCAGTAGGGCACAAAGCACTTATCGACTGGTGCCACGATACATACAACACGATTACCCAAGACACATTAGAAGCTGATGATGTCATGGGTATCCTGGCCACTGATCCGGATGCTAAAGGTAAACGCATCATTGTATCTGATGATAAAGATATGAAAACCATACCAGGACAATTGTATCGCCCAGGTGAAGACGAACTGTTTACCATCCATGCAAAAGAAGCTGATGAAAACTTCTACATACAAACACTGACTGGAGATACCACTGATGGATACCCAGGGTTAGTTGGTGTTGGACCAGTGAAGGCAAAAAAGATCCTGGGAGAACGTCCGGACTGGATGTTAGTTCGTAATGCCTATCTAAAAGCTGGTTATACATTAGAAGACCTATTGGCCCAGGCAAGGTGCGCCAGAATATGTCGCTACTCAGATTGGGATTTCACTAATGAAAAAGTTATTCCCTGGAGTCCATGATGCCTAGATACCTATTCAAACTCACACAAAAACAACCAGAAGAAATGCTTATACAGGCACCTAATTTAAGAGTAGCAAGATTGATGGTCCTGGATAAGTTCACAAAGAAACCAAAGAAAGAATCTGACTATGCAATAGAACTACGTTTAGTCAGTCAAAAGAAATTGCAGCAGAGACAATTCGACAAATGAAAAGAGAAAGACAGTGCACCGTTACCGGGCAAAAGATAACACCTGATCAAACTTGGATATCAGTGGATATGTTCACTGGTTCAATCATCGAGTGTGAAGACTACATAGCAACCCAAGAGTGGCACTTACAAGGCTACAAAAACATAAAGGTAGTTTCAGCAGAGACACCTACAACAATAAGGAACCAGAGCAATGACCAAGAAGAGCAGCAACCTCCAGTCTACTGCGCTATCTGCGAAGACTAAGGAAAACAAGTGGACCAAGCTACAAAAAGAACACTCAGCATTACCAAGTAAAGAAGAGTGGGATCAAAACCTACTTAATGTATCTAGCAACATCAATCCAACTCATTACAAGTCAGGTGACATTGAGTGTATTGATGCCATGTGTTCTGCTTTTGGTCGAGACCAAGTCGTTAAGTGGGCCGAGATAAATGCATTCAAGTATATCTGGAGAATGCATAAGAAAGGACCGCGCAATGACAACATTGAGAAAGCTATATGGATGCTTGAGTTTGCCCTTGGTCGTGATCCTAGAGATAAATCCTCATGATAAAGAACCTGGAAAGAATTGGTGGTGCCAAGAAAACCAGGCAAAACAAATATGGATTACGAAGGACACACATAAAGATAGATGATTCATTGTTAGCTGGTTCACTCTTCATCTATCTAAGCAGATTAATTGATCCAGCAATAGGCAATGAAGACTATGGATTAGCAACCAAAGACATTGCCCAAGCACACGAAGCAGTCATAAGAACTGTAGCCACATACATACGTGTAACCGAAGAACACTATTACAACAAAGAGAGAATCTAATGGACACTACAATATTTACCATAGTAGTAAGCTGCCATATGTTTACATTGGCTAGAGATGCTCATGTCGCTAGATACATGAGAGATAAGATCAACTATGAGAACCAAGTAACAACAGAGAAACCTATATTTAAAAGGAATAGGTTTGTAGAACGAATACTCATGATATGCCCAGGATTTAAGACCTATGATAATCCTGAGTACCTATTAGAGATACAAAATGAGGCCTATGGAAACATCATGACTAATCATGAGGATACAGAAGAAACCTAAGACAAATGTTTTGTGTACACCCTATAGAGATATTCCTCTGGTGATCTCACTCGACCAGTAACCAACTCACACATTGGTAAACATGAGTGACATGAGTTGACTTTAGTTTATACCTACAACTATTACTCCCTAATCTCCTAACTATAGTTGTTTATTGTCTACTTAAGTATGTTGATACTCCTCCAACAACATAGATCACTGAGGGTTTCTCATTAGTAGTCTTGAGTCACATGATAGCTATGGGATTGTTCGTCTTCCTATGGCGACTGTGGTGGCTCTGAGGACTATGTTTAGTCCCTTTTTTTACTTAAAAGTTGGCCTCTGAGACCAATAAATTTCACAGCTACCATAAAAACAAGCCTAATGTCTCAGAAGTCACCTTTTATTTCCTTTTTCCGCAACGGATATTGAATCCGTTTTGACACACTTTGGCTTAAACACTGGTACTCCAGAGGATCGACATATTTTTTGGGACTCCTTCCTGGAAAAAGCAGCCTACCTGGTCAAATCACTTTGCTGACTTCAAAAAAGAGTTAAAGAGTTTTTGCTTGTTGTTGTTGTTGTGATCCAGTTAAAGAGAGTCCAAAATTTCCCAAGGAGCCACTCATGCCCAAAATCACACTTGAAGAGGATTTCTTTGACAATGGTTACTTCCACGTAACCCCAGAGTTAGAAATCGGTATCTCCAGATTCGGCAAAAACAAAAACAAACTCCATACCATAAGACTATCCTGGTTAATCTGGAACCTATGGTTTGAGTTTACCAAAACATAATCATCACGAGGTAACACAATGGCCTTAGAAACAGGCACCTACATTGATAGCTTAAATGCTTCCAACCCAGCAGCCACCGATGCACTCTCACAAGCTGACGACCACTTACGTCTAATCAAGTCCACAGTAAAAGCCACGTTCCCTAATGTATCTGGTGCAATCACATCGACTCATACAGAGTTAAATCTGTTGGATGGTGTAACGTCTACTACAGCCGAACTCAATATCCTGGACGGTGTTACGTCTACTGCTGCTGAACTCAACATACTCGATGGAGTCACCAGTACAGCTTCGGAACTCAATTTGTTGGATGGCAGTACAGCAGGTACAGTAGTTGCCTCAAAAGCCATAGTAGCTGATGGTAACAAAGATATTAGTGGTGGTCGTAACATTACGATTACTGGTGAGATAGATGCAGCCACTTTAGACATCTCAGGTAATGGCGATGTGGATGGCACATTAGATGTGGGTGTCTTGGATTTAGGCAACTGGACCATTGACCAGGTAGGTACTGACCTAAGATTCCTCTATGATGGCACTGCGAAATTTAAGTTAACATCAGCAGGTGTAATGACAACTGTTGGTGACATTACAGCATCAGGTAGCATCTAACGATGGCCCTACAAACACTTCCGGTCCGAGGACTCGGTGACATTGGTGTTATAACGGACATTGATCCTAGTGCTTTACCAACGAATGCATACAGTCGTGCTAAGAATGTTAGATTCGATGAAGGGAGTATCACTCGATCTCCTATCTTTAGAACCGTATTAGGTTCACTCAATTTAAACCCAAGATTACTGCATGGTGTAGAACCAGTGTCAGGCCATAGCACCGTTATAGTGGCTAGTGATACTTACGTCATCAATGAGTATTCTTCAGGTTCCCTTACAGATCGATCTGGTTCCATAAGTGCCACGAGTGCCAGTGACCTACCTTTTACGTCTACTACTTTGGCAGACATTATTTATATCAATAGAGAAGACAAAGTGCCTTCCTATAGAGCCAATGGTGGTACTAACTTTGCAGCATTGACTAATTGGGATTCCAATTGGAGAGCAAAATCTCTCAGGTCATACGGTGACTTTTTGTTAGGCATAAATATGACAGAAAGTTCTACCAACTATTCTTCCAGGGTTAGATGGAGTGACATTACGACTGCAAATGCCATACCAGGATCCTGGGATGCTACTGATACAACCAAGAGTGCTGGGTTCAATGATCTCATTCAAATTAAGACACCATTAATCGATGGTGCAGTATTAGGTACTGTCTTTATTCTTTATTCTAAGACTGATGTTTACCTAATGGAATTTGTAGGTGGTGCATTAATATTTAACTTCCGTAAAGTTTTTAGTGACATCGGTATTATCAATCAGAATTGTGTTGTCGAAATAGACAGTAAACATTATGTATTTGGTAATGATGATATCTATGTTCACGATGGCACCTCCAGAGAATCAATATGTGATCAAAGAACAAAAGATTACATCTTTGGTGGCCTGGATAACTCAAAGATAGACCGTTGTTTTGTGCATTGGTCTGCAGACTTAGAAGAAGTGTACTTTTGTTACCCTAGTGGTGACGATATGGTGGCATTCAGTAACAGTGATCGCTGCAATAGAGCAGCAGTGTTTAACTACAAGAATAACACCTGGTCCTTCTTGGATTTACCTAATGTTACTTGTGGCACGATTGCCAATGTTAACTCAAGTGGTACTTATGCCAATACGTCTACTGCATACAATGTTATTGGTGGTTCGTATTTCTCACAACAAGCCAACTTCGATAGACACACATTGTTTGCTGGTGAGAACAACAGTAGCGATGGCATTACCTCAGATAAAATCTATGGATTAGATTCTGCTGACCAGGGTTCTCTATCGTTTGCTATAGATACTGAAGCAACTAAAGCACCATTTGCAGAGAGAACCGGGATAGACATGGATGAACTTGTGCCAGTAAGTGGTTACAAGATTATCAGTAAGATATATCCTCAAGTGACTACACCGAACCAGGATAAAAACTTTGTGTTTAACTTCGGTGCAGCCGATTTGATTGCCAATTCGCCTAACTATGAAAGTAACGTAACTTTCAATGCTTCTACAGATCACAAAATGGACTCCAGGGCAGCCGGTAGATATTTGTCTTACAAATTGACTACCTCAGACAACAAAGATTTTGCTTTTACAGGGTTTGATTTAGATTTAATGACTACAGGAAGAAGATGATATGGCTATATCTGAAAAAACTGACCTGGTTACACCTAAATATACCCGGAGACAATTTCCACAGTTAGAAGAAAGTCTCAAATCATTCTTAGAAGGTGAGTTCCAACGGTTAGAAAACATATTAACTGCTATGGCCGATGCTCATATTGAAGCTACGGACCAGGAACCAAGTAATCCCAGGAGAGGCATGGTTAGATTTAATGTCTTACCCTGGAATCCACTCAGTAATAACAGTCAAGGACTTGTAGTTTATAACGGAACTGCATGGGTAGCAGTATGATTTTATATACAGAAGAGCAATTGAAACACGCATACGACAGCTATCGTAAAGAGCACATGAAATTAGGTATACCTATGGCTACTCAAAGCCAGTTTAGAGTCATTTACCAGAATTTATTGGATATGATCTTTTCAGAAACTTTTGAAGCTAGGTTTCCAATTCAATTTGTTGATGACTCTATATCTCCTGACCAATGGACTAAACCAAATAACTTCATTGATGATCAAAGAAAAATTACAGACTTAAATTCTGACGGACAACCTGAAGATCAACCAATAGGAACTGATTAGAATGCATTACGGTAAGAAGAAAAGAAGTAAATCCAAGAAAAAGAAAAAGTAAGAAGAGCGAACCTTAATCACTAAACAATCACAATAGTAGGAGTAATACTATGGTATGGCCAGTAGTAGCTGCACTTGGTTCAGCAGTAGTAGGCGGTATAACTGCCAGGAATGCAGCCAAAAAACAGGCAGCAGCACAAAAGTATGCAGCCGATACAGCAGCCGAATCATTTCGTTTTTCTAAACCTTATATACAAAGATCATACGACCAGGCAGAAGATGCATTAGCGTATGCAAATCAACAAGGTGTCTACCCAGGACAAACTGTTGCACCGTTAGATCCATACCAAATACTTGGTGCTAACTACCTGGGCCAATCCGGGTTAGCCGGGAGACAAGGTGCATTAGATATTATGGGTGCCAGTCAACCTTATGCTCAAAACTTTGCTGACATTTATGGTAGGAGTATGTCTGGTAATCCAATTATGGATGCCCAAAACTTTGCTGCTAGTAACTCACAACCACTTATTGATCGTGCTATGAGAGACAGTGCCAGAAGACTGACCGAAAGTACCTTACCTGGTATTAATATGGCTGCCAGTGCTACTGATAATACAAATAGTTCAAGAGCCGGTATTACCGATGCACTTGCTAGACGTGATTATGATGATCGATTAGTCGATACAACTGCATTAATTGAAGATCAACTTAGAAACCAATATTTAACTCAGAACCAACAAGCAATGGATACAGCATTGGCTGCCAATAGAGGACTTGGTGCCAGTTACGCTACTGGTATTGATGCCATTGGTAACATGGGCCGACTTATTGGCACTCCAGGTGACTTGTATCGCGGTTATGATCAAGCATTACTCGATGACTCAGCTAGAAGATATGCTGAAGATCGTGATATGCGCCTGAATAATCAGATTGCCTTCCAAAAAGGTATATTGGGCCAGGCAGATTACAGATCACCTTCAATAACACCACCAACAGTATCAACTGGTGCAGCTACATTGGGTGGTGCTATGCAAGGCTTTGGTGCATTTGCTGATATGTATGGTAAATACGGAGATTTATTTGGTAGTGCACAAAGAAAACCACAATATTCTGACGTAGAACTCTATATGTCTAATGCGGGGTACAGCTAATGGGATTACCTTTACTTTTTGGATTGGGCGGTGCGTATACTGCCGGTCAGTATGGACTCTTTGATAAAGCAGCAGATTTTTACAAGAATCAATTAGTACCAAGTATTGATGAACAATTACAGCAATCAGGTGGGGTTATACCTGGTGGTCCAACTTTTGCTCCCACACTTACAAATCCAAACGCTGTTCCTGAGTCGGTAAGATTTACTGGCAATAGAAATGATCCGATTACTATGGTTAATGCCGATGGAACTGTTGGTACTATTCCAGCGACTGGACCAATTACTTCAAACCCAGGTTCAATAACAGGTACCAATGGTATCTCAGCAGCAGATTTAATTGCATTAGCTAAGAATGCACAAACAAATCCAATACTTCCAAATTCTAATCGTACCGAGGAAATAAAAACAGGACTAAAAAACAAAATAGAAGATGCAAGGAGAAGAGGGCAAGAAGCCATAGCAATGGGTGATATTGGTTTATATGAACAGACGCAAAAACAAATTGTAGCCCTTGAAGATGCCCTTGCAAAAGCACCTGGAGACATAGCTTCAATGGAGATGCCTACGCATACAATGCCTGATGGTACAGTCCATCCTGGTGCTACTCATGCAGACTATATGTTGATGCAAAATGATGCCGGAATGACTCGTGGATTAAAAGGTTATAACCAGATTGATCCCATTATGAAACAAGATGCTGATACCGATAGAAAACGTGATAGAACGTCTTTCGGTGAAATGCTTATGGATCGATTAAACCAAGCAGGTTCTGGTACAGAAAAACTAATGAATAGAATGAACCAAGCAGAACCCGGAATGCTAACACCAGCAGAAAAGATGATTAGAACTGGTAGTGCTATTGTTGGTGCAGCCGATCAAGGTGGTTTAGCTGCCATGCAAGCTGCTGGAAATACTTATGGTGCTATTCAAGATTACGAAAGATTACAAGAGCAACAACAAATAGATAACTACATAAACTCTTTGACAAGTTCTGGTCAGCTTACTGGTCAACAGCAGATTGATTTACAAAGAGAAGTTACTGCAATGGAAACACAACTAGGTATTATGGACAATTCACTTGCTGCCCTTCGTAGTGATAGCGATTTAACAGGTCCATTTTCAGGTAACATCTTAAGATTTTGGGATAGAGCAAGCAACAGTGACAAATCTGCATTTAGAGAAAAGATACGACTAGGTTTAGAAAAACTTAGAGTAGACGGAATACTTGAAAATACTAAAAATACTAAAGGTGCTATCTCAGATAAAGAAATGGCTTTATTTATGGCACCAACACCAAGTCTTTCTGCTCAAGAAGGTGTTTGGATAGCTTGGATTGAAGAAAGACAAAGAGTATTAAGAGATGTTATCTATAGAATGCAAAACAACATCAGAATTGATCCAGCTTCAGAAGTAGGTAATCCAATAGTTATATCTAGCGGTGCTACTTC